ACAATCCCCAACCAATTAGTTGAAGCAACTTGCGAGTTAGCCCTCAAACTTCACGCCAACCAATCAATTTATATTGATGGACCTGAGACAACAACCACAGGTACTTTCGTATCGAAGGAAAGGATAGGTGAACTTGAAGTCGAATATGACGAGTACGACGGAGCAAAGAACGTATCTACCGGCCCCAAGATTATTGTTTTATTCCCTTGGCTCAAAGACCTTCTTCGCTGTTACGCAAAAGTAGGTAGTCAGACCATCATGTTAGCGGTGAGATCGTGAGCAAAGTTGATGACGTATTTGGTCCGATACCCGGTCCTTTAATTACGAAGTGGGGCCAATCAATGACATTTG